TTGTAGCTTCAAACCTGTGCCAATTAACAGCTTATTGTTTTTATGAACAACTGATTGTGGTAAAATCGTAACGCGATCACCTGAATTAAATAAATCAAGGCCTGCACTCTCTCCATTATATGCAGGAACATAATCTTTTACATCAATATTGTTAACTTTTAATGAATTCCTTAAACTTTCCATTAAGCATATATTAATCATCTTTTTTATTTACCTCTTTCCATTTTTCTCTTAGTTTTTCTTTCATTGAGTTATTATCTTGCGCTACTGCTTCATTTAATGTCATTTCAGTATCGTCAAGAATTTCAAATTTTGATTTAGCTGTGTCTATGTTTATTGGAAATAACAATCCATCTCTTCCAGCACGATTCTTAGCTACAAATATTCGACCTCCGCCTGTAGACTTTTCCATTGGCTTACGACTTATCGATAAAACTACGTCTGCAACTTGTGCCTTACCATAAGACTCACCTAGATTTTCTAAGCCTACAACGTCAGACTTTGAAGAATCTTTGTTCGCTTGTGAAGCAGTCCAAATAGGTATTTGCAATTCCACAGCAAGATTTCTTAATTCTGTATAAATCAACTTTAACTCGTGTCTTAAAGAATCGTATGCTTTAGAAGACTTCATTACGTCAGCATAGTCAACAGTCACCAAACTAGGTTTAAAACCTTTTAGTGTAAGCTTTTCAATATGATTTCTTAATGTCATAACTGAAGCTGAACCTGTTGGGTACTCTTTTATAATAAGCTTTCCTAACTCCATTTTTTTGTATTTATTAACTACTTCAAGTTTTCTTTCAATAATCTCGTTACTTGGTATATCACAAAGATTTGAATCATACCTCTTGCCTGTGTCATGTTCTGATAGTTCGAATGTATAGTGTATTACATTTTTGCCAGCTCTCATAGCTGCACATCCCATTGCAACTAAGAAGTGTGATTTACCTACGCCTGTGTTTGCTGCAATGACACCTAGCTCACCTCTTCCTAGACCTCCTCTAAGTATATCTTGAGAGTCAATCTTGTCTAAACCAGTCGGACAAACTTGCCTGTTTATTTGAACAAATCTTGCTTCAATGTCATCAAAGAAATTATGACCTGCTGTGTTAGGCATACCAACAGAAATAGCTTCTTTCATAATTTTTAAGACTGATTCATACTTTTCTGTTTGAATTAGTTCAACACTTTGTTCTAATGCATCTCTAAATGCTTGACGTTTGCAGAATTCAAGAGACTTATCTTTTACATATTGCAAGTCGCCCATATCAGGATTAGTCTTCATTCGATGAAGGTACGCAATAATTTGATCTCTTAACACATGATCTTTTGATTTTGATAAATCTTCTTTAATGATTGTGATAAGAATTGTTAGCGTTGGAAATGTCTTGTATTTATTATAATAAGAATAGTATCTTTCGCAAAGAAAAGAAAGATACTTTAAATCAAAATAGTCGTGACTCATTACCTCAATCATTTGAGCTGACCAGTTTATATCTGTAAGCATGCTTTGGAAGACTTTTTCCTGAAATGGCTTACCAAACTTAGAAAAGTTTTTGTTTTGACTCATTGAATTTTGTTCCTTAGAGATGATTTAAGTGCAATTAAAAATGTGTGAATATTAAAAAAGTTTAAGCCTTCACGATTCATAATTTTAAGAAGATTCATTTTGTTAATGCTCGACTCTTTATTGTCATATTGATGATTGATTTTTTTAATTTGATCAGCACTTAACATAGCAGAGTCTAAATACATTAATTTCCAGTTTTTATGTAATAGTAATTTGTTATTTATTATATTCTCATAAAGTTTTATTTTACACTTTAAGTTAACTTTTTTACTTGATTCATTAATTATATCACTTATTGACATTTCTTTTTGCTGTGTTAATTCTGGAAATCGTTTGACCATGGTTTTTATACCAGCACCTTTTATACCTTTAATACCGTCGCTAGTGTCGCCTGCAAAGCATCTTACTAAACAAAAGTTATATGCTGGTACGCTCCACTTGTCTAATACATATTTTTTATCAATCAGTATTTTCTTGTTAGGCGACCAAATTTTTGTATTTTCATCTAAAAGTTGATAGTAGTCTTTGTCAGAGGTAACAATTATTTTTTCATGATCAACATTTTTAGTCTTAGTTAGATATGAAATAACATCATCAGCTTCGCAATCACTAACATAGATTTGTGTTACTGGAGTTTCGTATAATATTTCAATAAGTATTTTAAGTTGATTGTTTCTGTTCTCAGAAGTATCAGGTATATCGCTATAATAAGAACTTCTATTAAGTCTGACTGGTCGCCTGCCATTTTTATAGTCAGGATCAATACTTCTTCGTCTTAAAGAACCTCCACCTTCCCACGCAACTACGATTTTTTGAGGATTAAACTTGGCTGATAAATGCTCTATGTTACGCAAAAACCCAACAATGGCTCCACATAAATTACCGTTAAGAGACTTTGTTGGGTTTGCTGCAAAGTGTCGCATAAAAACATTCAAGCCGTCAATATAGATAACAGGCTTGTTGCTCATTATACTCCTATTTTAACATTTCAAAAGCTTCAGAGTGTTCTTCCATAATATGATCATGAACAGCTTTAATGTCTGTATAGCTTTCTGTATCAATCTCAGGATCTCCAGTCTCATTTTTACGAATCATAGCTTTTTCAAGAATCATATCAACATATTGACCAAATTCAGGATGAAAAATTATTTGATCAAAGTCTGCCTTGTAGAATTTCTTATCTACAATAACTTCACCTGTATCTAAAGTAGAAACTATTAAGTTTTTCCATGCACCGTTACCAGATATTTCAATATGATAGTTATCGATTTCTTCTGGCCCGTGCTTTCTTAACAGATCAAACATCTGTTCATGCTCTTTAATACCTTTACCAAAATGTATCTCAAAGTTACATGTTCTAAAAGGCGCTGATACTTTGTTTTTGATTATCTTTGCAGAGACATTAATACCAATCGGCTCTTTTTCTTTGTTTACAATTTGAGAACCTGCCCCAAGTTTAATCCTAACAGAGCTGTGAAAAGGTATTGCCATACCACCTGGCGTAGTTGTAGGGTCACCGTACATTACACCAACTTTTGTTCTGATTTGATTTAAACAAACCATTAGAACTTTTTCATTAGCAATAACGCCTGTAATCTTTCGCATACCTTTTGATATCGCGCGGGCTTGAAGCCCTATACTCTCCTTATCATAGTCACCTACTAGCTCTGCTTTAGGACTAGTTGCTGCAACGGAGTCCCATATAATAGTAACTGGGACATCCTTGTCCATTGCTTTAGCTTTGATAATAGTAGACTCTGCGATAGAAAGCACTTCTTCTGTGCAGTGTGTGTCTACGTAGACAAATCTTTTTGATATGTCAACCCCTAGTATTCTAAGATTCTCTACAGAAGTAGCGTTTTCTGTGTCAATATAAACAACTATTCCACCCATTTTTTGTGTAGATCTAGCTATTTGAGTTGCAATGTGTGACTTACCAATAGAAGGAGGACCAAATATTTCTACAATTCTACCTTCTGGTAAACCTCCACTTTTTTGGTTTGAGATGATATAGTCTAATTGTTTAGAACCTGTACTTATCCATCTTTTGACATGTGTAGGAGACTCATCTGTGCTTAGATTGTAAGCTACTCTAGCGCCTCTTTCTTTATTTAAAGACTTAATTAAGTCAGAAGTAAAGTCGTCTAACTCTTCTTTTTTTTTAGATTTAGCCATTATGATCGTTAACTTTCTTTGTTATAGTGAGTCCAAGTCGGCAAATGCGTCATCAAGGCTTTTATATTTCCCGTTAATTGCATCAGGAGAATTGTCATCAACTTGAGTTGTCTTTTGATTAAATCCTCCACGAGTTGTTTCTTTAACTTCTTCTTCGTCACCATTTAACCATTCGTTAATGATTCTTTCTAAGTCTTCATAAGTCTTGAGTTCAAATAAATTGTTAACGTCTGGAATGTTATCTAGCCACTGCTTTGACTTTGATGAGTCTTCTGAAAGAGGGGAATCTTTTCCTCGAGGCCTCACATCAG